TCCCTGGCCGAGCCACCCAAGTAGGAAGGAAAGAACATATAAATATATAAGTCCACCCGACCAGGGAACACTATTCAATTACATTACAATTTTCATGTATTCGTCCTATATGATCTAAGAACTCTTCACGGGACATAGCCTTTTTCATCTTGTTACAGATCATGCAACACGGGACACAATTCTCTAGAGTGTAACCTTTATCATTATCTACTCGATCAATACCCTGGTAAAAGAAATCGTGCCCATGGACGTTCCTCTTATTTACCGGGACACTTCCACAATAGGAACAATGTTCTAATATAAGGTATCCAAACTGATCTTTAGTTAACTCAAAATCACGTCCCTTTTCCCGAGCCGATTTCTTATAGGTAGAAAATACTCGACCCAAACCGGTTTCTTCGGGAGGTTTCTTGAAAAGACTACGAGTGCGTATCTTATGATAGCACCCGCAGCTTTTCGTGTTGCCAGATGTAAGTCTATTTCCAGTTGTAGTTGTGGTGTTACCGCAATCACATTGGCATTCCCACAGACTTTCTCCATTGGAGTGATTACCTGCGGACCCTGTTACTACAAGTCGCATGAATCTTTGCCCTTCAAGTTTCAGTCTATTATGAGCTGCCATATGTCACTCTAATGTCACTCCAACCGTTGTAAGTTCTTATTCTACCACGATTTAGACCATGGTAGCCTCAGTTAAACCGGTCAATTTTACCCCCTTGGGGTCCAACGGAGCTATAAGCTTGTAGGTCCAGAAGGGAGCCTCAACGAGGTCCTGCGAACGACCACCCGAACTATGGGCAATCTTGAAGATACCATTATGGCCGCCAAGAGGTGCAAGGAACTCCACCCCACCAACAGCAGAGGAACTACCACCTACGGTCGGGGGTACATACCTTTTAATGTTGCCATCGGAGAACTTCAAAGCATAAAGAGTATTGCTGAGACACATGGGAGAGACGACATAATTAAATACTCGCCCGCCCCACTCATACTCGACCTCAGACCAACCACCCTTCATCTTCAGACTCTTACCGGTCCTATCGTATAGGAACCGACCAGCGCCCAACTGCGGCTGCTGCAACCACTGCTGGTTCACACCCTGAGTAGTTATGATGGTATCAACACTCATACCAGGATAGGAATCCAGGTAACCGGCAATGTACCGATTCAAAACGTCATCCGTCAAAGGACTATTTACAGCCACAACCGAACTCTTAAACTGGCTATAATATGCAAGGTCCAATGCCGCAGATCCGGCTGCACCCCCCATAATTATACCAGAATTCTTAGTCCAATCATTGATACCCCAACTACATTGGGGCCTCGAACCACCTGTGTACCGGGTCGTCTTGGCAAGAACCAGCCAATCGTCTTCCTGACACAATGCTGATGCAGCGGCAGACCCTACCCAACCGTCAGCAAAGGCGGGGAGACTTCCATCATCCGTATCAATTGGCCGACAAGTAACTCGTTTTGCGAGGAAATCTACATCCACAACAATGAGCCGCAGATAATTCGTACTCGCATCATAGTTAGCCACATCTGTACCATCGGATTCAACGCCGTCTTGAAGGACACCGGCTGTATCCTTAACTACATCAATACTCATGCCTTGGCGGAAGTTACAGATACGACCATACTGCTCGTCAATTACCATGTCAATATAACCGGTGGTAACAGAATTATCAGTACAATCACCCGACAGTCGACCAAGAACCTGGTTCTGATTACCGGTCGCATTGGTAACAACATGGCTGAAGAAGCTAGATGCCTCTATAATAGCCTTATTCTTACCGACAGCCTGAATATCACGAGCCACCTTCTTAATCTGAGTCGAGCTAAGCGTATCCGCCTGCATCCACTGAACCGGCATACTGAAGTTACCGACATTCTTATGGAGCACCAATTCCCGCTTCATATCACCCGTATGGGGAGACTCAGCGGCAAGTGGGAATATATCAAGACCAGCAGCATCCGAACCCAAAGCCAACATGTGAGCTTGGGCATTCGTAGCATCACCGCCTATCATAGTGGAGAACGTTGGACCAGTCGGGTCCGCCGTTTCAATCAAGCCTGCAACACCGGTCTCATATGTATGCAGGACCTTCCATCCTCTACCAATACCAGAGTTCCTCTGCACATCAATCGAGCTTGCCTCGATCTTATTGAAGATAGGAGCTATGGCAGGTAGACTTTCATGTATAACAGAGGGGAGCTCTTCCCGTATAAGGTTATTAAGGACCCCTATGCCAGTTGTTGGATTTGCCATTTTTTATTCCTTAACCAAAATTAACATTATTACCTCGCACGATGCAAAGTAACATAATCGGTCAAGGATTACCGTATCCAGAGCTTATCTACTTGGAGATCGAACCTTTCGCTACCATTTGGAAAGCACGCTTGACAAAATTATCAGCGTAGTTCGACTCTGAAGAGTCTACCCTATTTATCGGCTCGTCGGGTTGGATTTGCATTGGTTCACCTCCGGGTTGGCCTAGCCCCATAATTATGGTTTTTTGCTTGGTCACCTTTTCTGGGATACCGAAACGTTTGAATCGTGCTCTAGCCGCTTGGATAGAGCTTGCGATCATCTCGGCCCCAAATAGTTCGCCACTGTTGATCTTCCTAAGAACATCCTCATGGACCACATCTGCCGCAGTCGCCAAAAACGCTTCGTTCCCGGCCTCTACGGCTACACTATTCATTCTACCAATTATCTCATCTTTGTCAACCTTTTTCTTGACCTCCGCATAGATTTTCTGCTTGGCGTCCTCGATGTTTCGCTGCCCATCATACTCCAATTGGCTTTTCAAAGTAGCATCCAAGTCCTCCATAGTAATTTTCTTGGGGGGACCAGCCGTACCCTTCGTGCCATTAGGAGTTTTATCCCCTTGGAAGATAGTAGGATCTATACCCAGCAGGCCAGACAATTCGCTGACCGTCTGAGCATTCACCTCTACCCCATTATCTTCCGCAGACTTAATCTGCGCAAATAGACTGTCAATTCTCATGCCCCGCTCAGCAGCCTTCGCATTCTCGGCAGCCTCTCTAAACTTCTTGTCAGCCCCACCTGACTTAGAAATAGCCGCTTTGGCTTCTTCCATTGTCAAAGTCTTCTCTTCCCCATCTATATTGATAGTGAACTTCTGATTAGCCAACGCATCCTTAGCTGTTTTAGCCTCCGCAAGAGCCGCCTCTGTGGCAGCCGTCGCATCCGCTATCCGTTGCTCGGGGGTCTTATCGTCCAAGGGGGGAGTCTCAGTTGCCCCATGAATCCCATATATTAGTGCGCGTTGTAAAACTGTGTCAATAACTTGCATTCTTGTTCCTTCCTATTTTTTAATCCTATAGTTGAGTCTCCACAGCAGGGACCCAATGTCTTCGGAGGTTCGCTCCACAGTATTCTCGTGGGCGGAGAACCTAGCGGCGTGTAGCATTTCGTGGCACAATTTGATGAGTCCGTCCTTCGTATTGATTGGTACACCAACATGGAGGCACGGGTTACCCTTAGGCTTAGGGCTTTCGCAATACCCCGCGCAATTGGTATCCAAGTCGATATCATAGGTTACCCCGTTGAATTTATGTGTTTTTACTCGTCGCATTATATCATGGCTTGCGGAGATAATTCAGGTCCCATCTGGCTTTGGTCCCCCATCATCATGGCAAGTTCGGCGGCCTCTTCCGGGTTATCCATCCCTTCCGGGATCGTACCCATCCCGGTCATATGGTACTCGTAGTGATCAACAAAGGCATTACGTACGGATTCCTCCGCAAGATGGAATTCGGGCTTAGCCATAAAAGCATCCAAGACGTTCATATGCACCTCATGCATGTCCCGTTCCGACGGCGTAATCCTACCCGTCGTCTTGCCGTCCCCGAACAATATAATGTTCTCCATCTTGGCACGTCTATAGTTTTGCCATGCAGGCTCGTCACCCACTGGTAAGTTAAGACCCTCCTCTCGTACCTTAAACTGATATTCCCGCAATGTGATTACCTGCTTTTCCAACGCATCCTTGAGCTCGGCCTTCTTCTGCTCATCAGATATTGGCACAGCAGAACTTACTGTGACCGTCACCTCATCCGGGTGCGGCACGTTATTATCTTGTAGACTCATGGTACCGGTCTCAGCGTCAATCTTGACTCCGGCTACGCCGTCATCCAAGTTACTGATGTCCACTACCTTATCGCCTGTCCATGTGTCCTTGGCAATACCCAGAGCCGCCCTATAAATTTGACTGACCGCTTCCGACGTAGATTTAGCTATGGGTGCTAATGGTACACTGGATAATTCAAAAAGAAGCCCCAAGCCTTGGGATGAGTCCACACGTCCGGGAGCATCACCCTGCATGAGAGCTTGGGGCTGGTTCGCTATTCCTGCATTTAATTGAACCCCTAGTTCTACCGCTTTCATGTGGAATGGGGTCATCTTTGCAGGTTGTATGTTAAACGGCTTCTGATCCGGCACCGTATAATCTACTTCATAAAGCAATTTACGCAGTCCATCGGAACCTCGATCAGCCTCCGCAGGAGTACCCGCCGACGCAGGCCACATAGTGATCCCATATGTATCGAAGTCGTGGAGTGCTTGGAAAGTCGAGGAGAGAGCATACTCAATTTCTGTGTTAAGGGGTATAAGAGTGCCCACATAAGATCGGCCCCAGAAACCACCTACCGTTGTGTCACGAGCTACTGCGATGGGCGGGTGCTTTAAGCTAGTCATCTTATTACGCAAAACTAGTTTGTCCCCGGCAAACACCATGTACTCATCTAAATAATTATCGGGTGTATATGTCCACACCTCGACGAGCTCGACAATGTCCATTAGTGTCTCATCTCGTCTTTTCTTGGGACCTCCCGCACCGTCGTATTTCATCTCCTGCGACATATCACGAATATTCGTGGCATTTGTCGAGAAACCCAGTGCTGCCGTATGGGAGCCAAATCTAGTCGCCACCTCATCAGGCATCTCCCCTACAGGAACCTCAAATGTCGTCATCTCTTTGTAACGCTTTGAACGCTGCCCGGTAGTAGCAACCAATTTCTCTACCCATTTTTTTGGTACCATACGCCGACGAATCAACCCACGAGTCCCATTAGGTGATGACATCGAGACGGGTATAGGCAATAACTCCCAAGGCATAACAACCTCGATCCCCATACTATCTTCATTCTCGACCCACAAGACGACACCAGCCGTGCCATACATGAGAAGAGTAGGGAACAAACTCATCTTGAGCGCTTCAACCTTCCTATCGGCAAATGCAGCGGTCAAGACGGTCTGTCCAATTCCCGCCTTCTGCAACCCGTCCAAGCTTATGCCTTTCCTCCGCACGACAGGTGACAAATTGATAGCCATAAGCCTGCCTAGTTGACTCGAATATTGGGAGACAATACCTTCATACTGAAAATTCAGGATGCCGTCAGTATCCGTGTATCCTATTGTGACAGAGCCATCATTGTAGTTGAGCTCAGAGAAGTTACGAGCCCCCCTCAAATACCAATTGTTAATCCACCACGAGACCGCCTGAGGATTCCTACGAAGCTTACCCTCATTTACCATCTTAGAGACAACAGCTTCAGCCTCTTCCCTCTTATCGGGGATTTGCATATTATAACTCACGGTGTACCTACTTTCAATCGTAAA